TGGTGGGCGCTTGAACAGCGGATGCAGATCTTAGAGCGCATAGGCCCAGTGAGACAAATGCAAGCTGGGCATAAGCGCCCTGTTTATGTACACAATATTATTGCAAAGGGCACAGTAGATGAATTGGTGATCGAGCGCACGACTAGCAAGCGCGAGGTCCAAGACATCTTACTGGCTGCAATGAAGAGCAAGGTGAAATGATGGAAATATTTAACGACTTATTGACTGTAATGATTTTAAGCACTCTGATGATTTTCGGGGTGATGTGCGTGGCGATGCTTGTGCTTTGGATAATTAAATTTTGGGATTGAACATGGACAAAGACGCACCCAACTTCAGCGCTTGGTCGCTTGTCAATCTAAAAGATTTTGCAACCGAGGCATACATCCGGCTGCAGCACCAAGATGAAATGATCCAAGACTTGCGCTCGGATCAGAAACTATTACAAGAAACCTTAAGAAAATTAATCCTGGAGAACGACAAATGAATCAATCAGACATTCCAATTTTTGCTGCCGATCTCATGGTGCTGTTGAACATCAAGCACACCAACACCTTGAGACTAAAAATTAATGCGGGGCTAGTTCCTCCACCAGACGTTCGGTTAAATCAGAAGATGCGTTGGTGGTACCGTGAGAGCCTTGTGGCTGCGGGTCTTTTGAAAACAACCAATCAGCCCAATCCTGTAGAAGTTTAGTGCGTTGGGGCAAATACTGGGCGCGGTTGTAAGCACTGCGTACCACGTTGCCGGAGATATGTGCCAATTGCATCTCAATCACATCGGCATTGTATTCACGGTCATTTGCCCAGGTTGAGAAAAGAGAACGAAAGCCGTGACCGGTCATTTTTCCCGCATAACCAATTTTGTTAATCAATTGCAATACTACGCAAGGGCCTAATGGTTTGTCCAATTGTGTTGGATGAGGGAAAACATATTCATTACCGTTTTGACGGGCTTTCATGTGTTTAATAATAGCCAGAGCCTGGGTGCTTAAAAGCACAATGTGATCTTTTCTTTTCTTCATGTTTTCAGCCGGAATAACGGCTATGTTACCTTCAATGTGCGTAAATTTAAGCAACCTAGCCTCTTGTGTTCTAAGTGCTGTCAAACTCAAAAACCGAGTTAATTGTGCAGCCGTAGTTGCACCTTGCCCATCAAGTTTTTCCATGAAAGTATGAACTTCTTTTAAATCAAGGGCGGCATTTCCAACAGTAATTTTCTTAACAAAAACTCGATCTGACTTGATCAAAGCACAAGGATTTGAGCTGATGATGTCTTGTATTACGGCATACTCAAACACCTGGTTGCAATAAAGTTTTGCATTGCGAACTTGCGCTGCATAACCTTTTTGATCAAGTTTCATTAACATATCCAATATCATTTTGCGATCAATTGTCTGAATTGACTTGTCACCAATTTCAGGTGATATGTGGTTTTCCATTACTTTTTGTATGCTGTTGAAATAAAGTGTTGATAAGTCAAGCCGAGTGGCCCAGTACTTATCCCAAACTTTCCTGAAACTAACAGATTGAACAACTGGGACATGAACTGCTTTGAGCACAATTCCTTTACGCAAATTGATCTTAAATTCATTTAATTGCTGTCTGGCCTCGCGCAAAGGTAGTACCTCCAACCCCCCCAAAGAGGCGGTCTGAGGCTTGCCGTTGATCCGGTAAGCAATGCGCCAGAGTTTGCCGCCGGACGGTGTCACGGCCAAGTGCAGACCACCACCATCGAATAATTTATAAATTGACTTGCTAGGTTTTGCAGATTTGCATTTCGCGTCTGTAAGTTTGTGAATTGCCATAAAGCCCCCTTAATATTCATAACTACAAAAATAAATGTAGGCACTTTGAAAAAGTGCTCACAAAAGTACCCACAAATCTTTAGTTTTTTTAGTTTATTTAATTTGCAATAGTTGCAAATAAATGTACATAGTTTATGTGGCTAAGTTAATTCTATAGGAGAAATAGAATAAGTGGTGCAAATTAATGCAAATAATTTCCAATAGTTTTCAATGGTTTTGTTGTGGACAGTCACGCTTAATGTGAGCATCCATGCGGGTTACAGCCCGATTGTACTTTAAAAGTGCCTACACAATGCCTACATATTTATTGTCAATTATTCGCAACAAACATCACTTATTTTCGTATTATTAAGCAAAATTCCTAGTTCCGGCCTTATCTATGATCAATGCCTGGAGCCGTGGCTGACCCACCGGAGTGCTCGGAATGGCCACATGGGTCCACCTGTCAAACTCCCTAATCACCTGGTCAAAGGGGAGCTTGCTGTCGATCAGGGCACGGGTTACTTGGTCTGGGGTTAGACCAGGCACCCTGATGTCTGCTGCCAGGCCAAGTCGGTGAGCGCTTGAGTCACGGCTGCCACAGGCATCGTTCACGGCCTTGGAACGAAAGGCAGAATTGACCATAATTGGCCGGTCTCCAAGCACCGTTTTGACCACCTCCAAAAACTCAGCCAAGCGAAATAGGTTTTGAATTTCATTTTCATTAGGGGTGTTGTCAAACTCTCTGTGATCGGTGATGATCAGCTCCTCATAACTGAAGTGTGGGGATAGGTTCATTTGGTGGGGCTCGATTGGTGGAGAAGTTCGGATTTGGCTGCAGACCCGGCTGAAGAGCCGAAATAGTAAGAGATGATTCCGGTCCAAGCTGTTCCCAAAGACCCAAGCATCAGCATCAAGGCATCACTTACTTTGAAAGTTTCTAGCATCATGCCGACCAGAATCCCAAAGAATCCCAAGGTGACCAGGATGGCCAAAGCCGGTGGGATGAAACTCTTGGTGCTGATCTGCATCTCTCGGGCCGACTTCCGGTCATCTACAGCAAGCTTTGCAAAGTCAAGTCCGAGTTCTTGTGCCCTTGCCTTCAATGCAAGTTCGGCTTGTTGGATCGATGCAATCTGGTCAGCCGTGAGCTTGCCAGAAGAAATGGTCTCTTGGACTTTCTCGGCATCAATCCCCAGGGCTGAAGATATTGCGTTTACAGCAAGGCCGGCCAAGGGTCCACCCAACGCCGTGGCCAAAGTAGGTGCAATTGATTTAAGCCAATCCATTATTTCCCCTTGTTCTTAGACCAGACAAAATACATCATGCCCACCAACTCAATACACACAATCAAAACGGCGGCTGCGACAACGATCCGAACTTTGATCCGTTCAGCCTTGAGCTCACGCTTACGCTCGAGCTGCGCTTGATCCTTTTTTTTTGATTCTCTTCAAGCAGCCGTTCTTTACGCACTGCCTCTCGCATCAATGTAAAGTCTTTCCAAAGACCTCCGGCATCCATCTGATAGATCACCATCTCCCTCAGATCTGTCTCCATCTGCTGCAGCTCACGGGTCCTCATCACCCTGTTCATTGACTCTTCTTCAATCGTGGTTTTCTTACTTGGGTTTTTCTTGGACTCGATCTCAGCAACAGCCAGGCTGTCTTTATGTGTAAAGAACTTGCCCAAGGCACCGGTGATGTCACCCATGATGTTGGACAAGTCCTTGCCATCTGCTTTTAAATCTTTGTACAAACTCACCGCTTGGCTGATGGTCGAGTGTGCCGCCTTGCAAGCCATGAAAATGCTCACTGGGTCTAACATCAAAGACCTACCAACTTCTTGATGAACTCCGCAGCCACACCAGGTCCCAAGAGCACGGCCAAAATGATTGCATACAGCAAGTACTCAATCTTGGTCATGCGCTTTGAGCCGTCTTCAAAACACTTCTGAATGGCAGCATAGCGCTCGGCACAAATAGCTTCATGCACAGCCAAGCGTTTGTCAATGTCTGAATCAGGGTTCATGGTCTGAGCTTGTTGGTAGATTTAACATCGGGTGCCAAAGCATTAAATTTGATTGAGTCTTCAACACGCTTTGCCATCTCTCTAGTCCGCGCTGAATCAGCAAGAAAACTTGAACCTGGAAAATTAGTCTTTTCAAGCGCATCAAAGAATCTAACCATTCTTGAACCTGAACCTGAGTAATTGACGGCACCAGGTGGATTGACCAATGCATCTTTCACACTGTCTCTAAAATCAATAATCTGATCGCGCCCTTTATTGCCAAACATATAACTGAGCTTGCCCTCACGGTCCAAAGAATCAATACTTGTTTTAAGCTTGGCATAAGACAGCTCACCGTTGGCATTCTTGGTCATCTGATCCTTTAAATATTGAATCGTTTGACCTTGCAATTCGGAAAACGCTTGCCGACCTTCAGGTCCGGCTTTCTTTAAAAGTATTGCAACTTTTTGCATCTCTTCTTTAGAGCCATCTAGGACAATGTGTTTGAACACATCTTCATAAGCCACTGTTCGATCTGCAAATTTACCTTGAGTTCCAAGCAACTTGGCCACCCTGATGTTGTCATCAAATTCTTTAGCAAGAGCACGGCGCTCAGTCCTGGCTTGCTGATATAGAGATCCCCCTGCACCATCGGTCATTTGATCAATGACTGTTTTAACATCCTTCATAAATTTGCCAGAAGTTTCACCTGGCTTGCCCAACTTGCCGGCAGTTTGATACAGCAATTCAAGATCATCAATATTGACTTGCCCACCTTTTAGATCTTTAAATGCTTTTAACTTAGCTTCAATTGAATTGATTTCTGGGATTGAAATAGCCTCGGCTGCGTGATTGGTCAGCCAATCATCAAGTGGTTTTGTATTTACAAGCGCTTTGGTTTCGTTAGATGCTCGAGCCTTTTGATAAGCCTTGTTTACTTTATCTAACTTGGCCTCATACGCAGTGACCAATTCTTTATCAACAATTTTGCCCAAGTTCCTGTACCCTTCAGGGTCTGACAAAGCCCCCTGGGCACCCGTTTCTTCGGCCATGCGGTCCATGCGCTTGAGAATGTCTGACTTTTGAGCTGCTGTGTTTGCAAGCAAAGGTTTGCCAACACCACTTGGATACTCCTTGGCTGTATCTGATTCAAATTGCAATTGACCCA